AGCATCCAAACGTGATCATTGGTGGAGGGGTTGCGTGATTGGTTGGGGTGTGGTATAATAGGTGGGTAATCAACCGAGAGGTCTTATGGCAAAGCGTCCTTCGCTGACTGGCAATCAAATCGAATCCAAGCCCAAGAAAACCCGTCAGGGTATGGGAGCACATACGAAGTATGCCGCTACGAGTCGTAACGGTGCTCGTAAGCGTTATCGTGGTCAAGGTCGATGAATATTTTGCGATCCTTCGGGGTCGCTTTTTTTATGTGTGTAAATAGTTTTGAGTGTGTCTCTGAAGGCAGGGATAGCAACCCCTTAAAAAGTTCTGTTCAACCTATATGGAGAAAACAGATGGCTAATGTTGATAAAAGTAGAGAGTTTGTCCAATCGGGGATGACTCTGATATCAGAACAGGCGAGTGATCGCCTGTTAAAAAAGGTGAAATACCAAATTCCAGAAAATCGATATAGTAGACCGTGTGGTGGTGCTGGTGGATTTGATGATTTTGTTGAGAGGTGGCATGAGTGACTATAAATAATAACAAACGTTTTTGTCTACTGTGCCACAGTTTCAAACATTTAAAGATTTAAATGTTACATTCAAGCCACATCCTGTAACTGGTGATTTAATTGTCAGTAAGGATGTGGCTGCTGTCAAACAGGCTATTATTAATCTTTTGTTAACCAACAAAGGTGAGCGTTTATTTAATTCTCAGATTGGATCAAATATTTCTAGATTATTATTTGAACAATTAGATTATGGCGTAGCAGCACTGGTTCAATCTGAGATTAAAAATGTATTAAATGACTATGAACCAAGAATTAATATTCTATCGTTAGAGGTTATACCAAATTTTGATGATAATGGATTTGATGTTGGAATGGAATTTGAGATTATAGGTAGAGACGATATTCCACTCAACGTAGAATTCTTTTTAGAGAGAACTCGATAAATGCCATACACACAAGTAGCAAATTTAGATTATAATGACATAAAAATTGCTTTAAAAGAATATTTAAGATCTCAATCAGATTTTACTGATTATGATTTTGAAGGTTCTGTATGGAGCACGTTACTTGATGTATTGGCTTATAATACGTATTATACAGCGTTTAATACAAATTTAGTTGTCAACGAATTATTTTTAGATTCAGCAACATTGAGAGATAATGTTGTTGGAATTGCTAAGCAATTAGGGTATTCGCCAAAGTCAGTTACTTCACCTGTTGCTTACATTAGTTTTGATGTTAATTTTACTAATACAACGCCAGATGTAGCTATTTTAAGAACTGGTTCTGCATTTACTACAATATTTGATTCCGAATTATATCAATACACTACATTAGATGATGTATCAGCATCAGTAGAGAATGGTGTTGCTAGTTTTATTAATGTACCTATTTACGAAGGCTCATTAGTCAAGAATTCTTATACTGTTAATACGGCATTAAAATCACAACGGTTTACTATTCAAAACCAAGGCGTTGATGCAAGTAGTATTAAAGTAAAGGTATATCCTTCTCAGAATTCATCTGCTTATGAATTTTACGATAAAGCAGAGAATATCTTAGATGTTAATTCAACAACTAAATCATATTTCTTAAATGAAATTGAAGATGAGAATTATGAGTTATTTTTTGGTGATGGTGTTTTGGGCAAAAAGTTAGAAAATAATCAATTTATTGAAGTTAGTTATCTTGTTACTAATGGTCCTTCTACAAATGGAGCTAAAACATTTGTATTCAATGGTATTATAGATGATAAAGATAATGCAGTTTATCCTTTATCAGTATCAGTAACTGATGTTACTCCAGCATCAGGTGGAGAGAACATCGAAAGCATTGATAAAATTAAATTCAATGCTCCCAGGTATTTTGGCACACAGGACCGTGCAGTGACCGCACAGGACTATGCAGCGATCGTTAGAAACATTTATCCAGCAGTTGCAGATATTATTACTTTTGGTGGGGAGTTAGCAAGTCCTCCTGAATATGGAAAGGTAAAGGTAGTTATTAAGCCCTCTAATGCCAATTTACTTTCTTCTTTTACTAAACAAGAAATTATAAGAAAGTTAAGATCATATATGGTTGGATCGGTTACTGTTGATATTATTGATCCATCAATTTTATATGTCGAATTAACCAGTAAGATTTATTTTAGTAGAGCAAAGACAAATTTACCTCCAGCAGAGATTGTTAAAAAAGTAAAAACTTCTATTCAGCAATATATTGAGCAATCTGACACAGAAAAGTTCAATGGCAAATTTAGATATAGTAAATTTATTGGTGTCATTGATGATTCTGATAGATCAATCAATTCGAATCAAACTAGCGTAATGATGAGAAAGGATTTTTATCCTGCAATCAATTCAAGCTTCTTTTATGAAGTATGTTTTCAAAATACTTTTGACAAAGATTGCGAAGGACCAACATTGCATTCAACTGGGTTTGTAGTAAGCGAATTTCCGCAGTATACCTCGTATCTCGAAGATAGGAATGGTAGAATCGTCCTATATAGAATAGATGATTTAACTGGACTAAAAATAGTTCTAAATGACTCCGTTGGAGACATTAATTATGATAAAGGTGAGATTATGTTATATGATTTAACTATTATTCGTGGTTCTTTTGAAGATAATCGTATTGAATTAAGAGTAAAACCTTTAAGTAATGATATTAATGCAGTAAGAGAGGTTTTCCTAGACGTTGATATGTCCACAAGTAAGTTCACTGCTTATCCCGAGTAGATTAAATGGCTGCAAAGACAAGAAATATCTCCACCTTAATTGAATCTCAACTACCTGGGTTTATAGTTTCTGAATACGAGAACTTTTCCAAGTTTGTAGAGAAATACTACGAGCATTTAGAAAATCAAGGTCAACCACTTGATATTATCTCAAATGTTACGAAATATCGTGACATCAATTTTTATGAGAAAAATTTACTGAATCAATATACAGAATTATCTTCAAGTATTACGGAAACTGATACTACTATTACAGTAGAAGATGCGTCTTCATTTCCAGAAAAGAATGGTTATATTAAAATAGGTAATGAACTGTGTTTCTATAAGGAAAGAACTGAAACAGAGTTTCTAGAGGTTTCTAGAGGGGTTAGCGGCAACACTACGTTAGGTGATCTATACGAAAGCACGAACTTTGTTACTACTCAAGCAGAACCACACTATACTAACGATATAGTATATAATGTAAGTAATCTATTTTTATATGCTTTCGTAAAAAGCTTCGAATCTCAGTACCTTGGTGGATTTCCTGAAGCATACCTTAAAGGTGATGTAGATAAGCGTGTTCTAATTAAAAATATTAGTGACTTTTACAAAGCAAAAGGAACTGATAAATCAATTAAGTTTATTTTTAATTCAATTGTTTCAAAAAGTGCTGAAGATACTCCAGAAACATATAATCCAAAAGATTTTACTCTAAAAGCATCTACTTCAGATTGGACTAGTAATTATTCCATCAAAGCAAAAATTTTAACAGGAGATGTTAATAAATTAATCGGAACCAAAATTATCCAAAAAACAGGAACTTCATATGCATCTGCAGTTATTGATGCAGTAAATTATGGTGGTTCCGATGGAATTTTTGAAATTATATTATCTCCCAGTTCTATTAATGGCAATTTTAAAATTGCTGCCCAAACAACTTTACGTACAGATATCTCAGTAAATGATACTACTGGAGATAGAATTGATGTTTATTCGACTTTAGGATGGGACCAGAAAGGAGAATTAATTGTAAATTCTGAACGCATTTCGTTTGTTGAAAAAAATGTAAACCAATTTGTAATTTCTGGTCGATCAAATCCAAATACAACTCATGTTGCTGGTACTCCTGTTTATAGTAATGATATTATTACTGCATTTTATGATGGTGGTTCTGCTACTATACTGAGTTTAGGTCTTTTATACAATTTAAATGTTTATAGTGGAGAGCCATATTCAAATTCTGGAGATAAGGTACAAATTTCAGAATCTGGATTTATAAGTGATCATCCAGTAATTGAAGGAGCAAATTGGTTTTTAAATACTAATTTCAGAAAAGCATTTTCTCCATTAAATTCTCAAGTAGCACAAGCTGTTGGAGATTTAAATTCAGATGTTTCTGCAATTTATGAAGATGATCAATATTTTTATATTTGTTCATCTGGTTATCCACATCATGCTTTATTAAAAGAATCTTCTCCAGTAAATTTAGAAGATCAAAAGTTTTTAAAATTAATTAGAAAATATCCAACTAACACAACCGAAATATATTCAGTATCAAATAGAGATATTGGTATTTTAGTTGATGGATCTATTGCATTTAGTAATAAAGATTTTGAAGTAGTAAAATATGGAAAAATAACAACTACTCTCGTAGAAAATAAAGGAGTTGGTTATCAAGCACCCCCATTTGTTTTGATAAACAACGAACCAAATAAAGCTAGATGTTTTCTTTCAGGAGAAGTTGTAGACAGAATCGAATTATTATCTGATGATATCTACGAAGAAGATCCAGAAATAACAATTACATCTGGAAGAAATGCTACGTTAAAACCAGTTGTAACTAATGGAGAAATTACTAGTATTAGAGTTATTGATCAAGGAGAATATTATTCATCACCTCCTTTAATTAGAATTTTTGATGCTTTAGGTAAAGGAGCATTTGCAGAATATCAAGCTATTGTATCTCCAGAAGGAAAACTTGTAAGATGTCAAAAAATAAACGGAGGGCGTTTTTACAATAGAAATAGTCTAGTAGTAGAAGTAATTTCTGTTGGTTCTGGTGCTTTTGCTTCTGCTAAAATTAGAGAATGGACTAAAGATAGATTTAATAAGTACAGACTTGATTTAGATTCTAATTATTCTTATGTTTTTCCAAATTTCAATCAAAAAATTGGGTTAGGTTATGGAGTTGTTGCAAGTCCAGCAAATTTACGATTTAGATTAGGAGATAACATTAATAGTGTATTAGGAGAAAATCCTGGAACTAAAACCCACTCCCCAATTATTGGATTTGCTTATGATGGCAATCCAATTTATGGTCCATATGCATTTTCCGATCCAGGAAATCCAAATTCATCTATTGTAAAAATGAATAGTGGGTATCAATTAAAAAATTCTAGAGAAAATGGACCTTCAATTTTAAATTATGCTTTAGGAACATTTGTCGATGATTATATTTGGGTTCCTTCAGTTAATAGCGGAAAAACTGAACTTGATGAAAATAACGGCAGATTTTGTGTAACTCCAGAATATCCAAATGGAACTTATGCATATTTCGCAACTATTAATTCTTCTGGACAACCAGTTTTCCCTTATATCATAGGAAAAAATTTCTATTCTTTACCAGTAGATTCAAATTATAATTCAAATATATCACAAGATGACTTACCAAAAAATTTAAAGAGATTAAGAACTAGTGATATTGACAATAATGGAGTAAATTCTTTTGCTCTTATTGGAGATGTAACAAATGGAAATGTTTCTGCAGCATATGCAGATTATTCCACAGAAACTTTTTCTATCGGTTCTGAATTGTTTGTAGATAATTTAAATACGCAAGGTTTTGGAGCAAAAGCATTTGTTTCTGAAATTAATGGAAAAGATGTAGCATCACTTGAATCTGTTCAAGAAAAAGCAGTTGTGATCGATTTAATCGAAAACGCTTATTTATTTGAAGGAGACATTTTATTCCAAGGAGAAGGAGTACTATTAAATCAAATTATTGTAGATAATACAGAAATTAGTGATTTCCAATTTTCGGAAGCTCCTAATGTAAAAATTGTTAACGATTTAGCTATCGGTCCAGATGGATCATTTAGAGTTATTCAAGATTTATCTTCTGATTTAGTACAAGGACAAATTATTGGAGATGTAATTAACAGCAATCGAGTAGTATTAAGATCAGTACAAAATACATTTAATTCTTCGTTGCCAGTATTTGCTACTATTAAAGTATTGAATTTATTAGTAAATAAAAATGGAACATACACAAAAGACTCTATAATATCTTTTATTAGAGAAGATGATGGTGTTATTTTTGGAACTGCATTAGTACTAGAAGGTACATTAAAACAAAATGCTTTGAAAGTTAGAGTTATTACTGGAGATATTTTTACATCGGATAATTTTATTTTGAAAAGTAGTACTTTATCTGATACTACAAATGCAAAAGTAATTTCTACTACATCTTTAAGTGAAAATTTAACAATTAATACTATAAATGATCAGGTTGCTATTTTACAAACAAATGAAGATCATAATTTGGCAATAGGTGATAAAGTATTTGTTAATATTTTTCCAGATGATTCTATTACACAAACAACATATTATGTAAGAAAAAGATTATATCAAAAAGCTGTTTTACAAGAATTAACCTTTAATGGTAAAATTACCGATACTGGCATTGGAAGATTTGAAATTTTAAATAGTGGTGCTGATTATGAAAGTGGAACTTACAATAATGTAGAATTAATTTTTGTTGACTCTACAAAAGCAAGAAAAAATATTGGCAAGCCAGGAGACCCAGGAAATGCTAGAGCAAATATAGAAGTATTTAATATTGGAGGTGGATTTGGTAGAGTTTCTTCTATTACTTTAACTAAAAAAGGTTATGGATATAAAAAATCTGATATCCTTACAGTTTCGGATAATGATTTACAAAGATTAGGAATTTCTACTAGAACTGCCAGATTAAATTTATTTGTTGACCATGTAGGATTTTCTGCAGAAAATACCGAATTATTTTTAACTAATATTAATGACTTGTCTGTAAATGACTACTTAAATGTTGGCAACGAAGTTGTTAAAGTATCATCGATAAACAAATCATCAAAATCAGTTATTGTAGAAAGAGCACAAAAAAATACTCCAATTACAGATCACTTTGATGATCAAAAAATTACTTTTAATCAAACATCATACAAATTTCAAAAGGGATATAGAATATTAGGAGATTCTCAAAATTCTCCTTATGTTATTGAATATGATTCATTAACAAGAGAATTATTAATTGCTTATGATTATTCAGTAACAAATCCAACAAAAATTTTACAAAGTAGTATTTTCTTTGATCAAAATATTCCAAATAAATTTGTTAAAGTTGAATCTGTAGAATCTCCTCAATATAAATTAGAATTCAGTAAAGATCAAATTAATTTTGAAATTAATCCAACAATTAATATTCAAAAGTATTACAAATATAAATTTGATACTAGTCATCCATCAATGCTGGATACTTATTTGGATTTTTCTTCTAGTTTAAATTATAATTTATTTACTGAGGAAAAAAATGTTAGTTCCAATTTACCAGGAACTTCTGGATCTTTTGTGTCTATAAAATTAGGATTTGGACCAAATATTTCTTCAAATACATACCAAAATAAAACTCCAATAAATTTTAATAATTATTATTACTTTATTAAAGCTACAGCAAATGTAAATACCGAAGGATCATTTTTAAAAGTCATTGATGATCCTCTTGCTGGAGAACAGTCGGTAATTTATTCTACTGATAAAAAATTTGTATATAATGTCAAATCATTACCTCAATATGATGGTTCTGGAGATATTTCATATACAACTACATCACAATTTGCAATAGGATCTATTGCAAATATTTCTATAAATGACACAGGAATCAATTATAAGTCCATACCAGTATGCAAAGGAATTTTGCCATCAACATCTTTCGTATCTACTGTAACTGCAAAAATTGATACAACTACTGGGTATCTATCATCTATTGTTGTAAACAATCAAGGTAATAATTATTCAAAACCAATTGCAATAATTACAGATGGAGATGGATTTGATTATAAACTAGAATGTGTTGTTGAAAATGGTAAAATAAAGACTGTAAATATTTTAAATCCTGGTAAAGGATTTACATATGACCCAACAATAAAAATATTTGAATCAGACATTAAAGTATTTTTAACTTCTGATAATATTGGTATACCAAAAAATATCAAACTAATTAATAGCGGATTTGGGTATAATTCCGATTATTCAACATTACCTGCTTTTATTTCAACTACAACTTTTGTTCTAAAAGATTTTGAAGATGATTCATTTTATATGGGTGAAAAAATTACTCAGTATGAAAATGATATTTTAATTGCAGAAGCAACAGTATCTAAAAATGGATGGCGAATTGGTAGTAATTTATTAAAAGTAGAAAATATAAAAGGTATATTTAAAAATAATTTACCTATTAAAGGATTTGCTAGAGCAAAAACAGCAACTTTAATTGCTCAAATTAATACAGTATTTACTCCAGACATCAGAACCTATTCGGATAATTTAGGAAGATTTAATTCTGAACGAGGAAAGTTAAGTTCAAATTCACAAAAATTAACAGATTCTTATTTTTATCAAGATTATTCTTATGTAATTAAATCGAGAACTTCCATAGAATTTTGGAGAGATTTAATTAGAGAAACAACTCATCCAGCAGGATTCCAGTTGTTTGGGGAATTAATATTAGAATCAGAAGGTGCGGCTACGATGCCTTCTAGAATCAAAGAAATTGAAACTCATTCATTCATTAATTTAAAACCACAAAATATTTCTGTTGTTAATACAAAGAAATATGTAACAGAAAATATTATATCTTTTAATAACACCAATATTGAAAGAGGCATTGGATCTGTTTCTGTGGATACTTTTGATTCATCGGAAACAATAGCAAGAGAATTAATTTTAGCACGAGCATTTGATGGAGATTTTGATCCAAATAGTGGTGTATTATATGGCACTAAAACATTTACATTGTTAGATAAAAGAACTAATACGGCTTATGCTCCATACAATGAAAATTCATTAATTGTAACAATTGATGGAGTTTTACAGGAACCTGGGGAATCATTTACCGTAAAAGGAAATTCAATAACATTTACTCAACCCCCATTAGGTGAAAGAATAGTAGAAGGTCAAATTGTAGAAGCACAAAAGTTTTATTGCAGATCAATAAAGTTTAAAGATAATATCTTAAATTCAACATACATTAGAAAAATACAAAATATTTCAGATCAATTTGATGGAAGCCAAACATTATTCGATTTGTATGAAGAAGATGGTTCTATTGTAAAATCTTTACCAAATGAAAAATTTATTGTAGCTTTAAATGGTGTTTTACAAAATGCTAGATCTACAGAAGAAGAGCCATTTAATAATTCTTATTCTATCATAAGATCTGAAGATGAAAATGTTACTGATAAAATAGTATTTACTGAACCACCAATTAGTCATGGCGAATTATACAATAGTACAGATGATATTGTAATTAGAGAAAAATGCTTTATATACAGTATTGGTTCATATAGAAGATTAACTATTGATACTAGAACTGTAAAGTATAGAGGAACTGGTCCATTTTTAATCTTAGATGAAGTAGAAAATAAGGTTGTTTCGATTGATGAACCTTTATATGCTGTCGTGTTTATTGATGGAGTTCTTCAAATTCCAGCTAAGTCATATGATATAGTAGGACCAAATATTACATTTACTTCTCCTTTAAAATATTACGAGGATAAAACTGGCAAGCAAATATTACAAAAAGTTTCAATTTTACTTTTCTACGGAAGAGACAAAGCAAAAACATTAACTTTTTATGATTTTGAGCCAAATGCATATTATTCACAAGCAAATTTGGTTATACAATCCCCAAATATTGCGAATTTTTATTCCTGGTTTGCAAATTATTTGGGATCCAATGTTATTGTTTCTCAAAATGGGAATCAAATTGGAAAAATAAAATCATTTGATCCATCTTCGCCTAATCTCAATTTAACTTTGTTGTGTTCGGCTTTCTTTGATGTAACAAATTCTGATTTTTCATTTGTGAATCAAAATACAAATGATCAATTTGTATTATCTTCTATCCAATCATCTTCAATTAGTTTCTTACAGGATGAAGATGGCAATAGAAAATTACAAGTAGATGTTCCATCATGGTTATATGGAACAGAACTTGGTAGATCTGCATATTCAGAAAGAACAAAATTATATGCAAATTTAAATGTAGGCGATTTAATTCAAATTGATGGAGAATCATCATTCAGACAAATTGTTTCTATTCCAGAGTTAGTTAATACTAAACAATATAATAAAGAAGAATTTTTACCATCTGACATATATTCTAGGGTAGAAACAACAAACTATAATGATATTGTTAGAGGTGAAGGATTAAGTATAACTGCCGAGATAGATGAAAACGGAACTATAACAAAATTAAATTGGAATAGAAGAGATTTAATGCTCTATTTCAATAATAATGTTTTACTACAACCAACTGCATATCAGTATTATACTCCACCAATTATTGATTTTATACCAAGAACACAAAATGGAGGTGGAGCAAAAGCAGAAGTAATCGCTGTGGGCGGTCAAATAGTTGATATTGTTTTAATTGATGGTGGTTATGGATATTCGGAACCTCCTACAGTTGTAGTATCGAAAGGATATAACAAAATAAAGGGAAGATCAAGAAAATTTGATACATCCACAGTATTAAATGTTTCTCCCCCATTAGTATTTTCTGATAGTTTAATTACAACCAGTGAAGTTACATTAATTGCATATGGACCAACTGGACAAGCAATTTTTTCTTATATTAATTTAAGTGTAGATGGAGGAGTAAAAGAAGCAGGAGAACAAATTACTGCAATTATAATGCCACAAATGCAAATTGTGACATTTGCAGAAACTCTTGCTCAAAATGAATATGTATTAAATTCTCCTGTAATTGAAATTAATTATGATATACAATCTATAGGATTAGAATTAATAAGCTCTATAGATGCAAGAGCAAATATTATTTCTTCTTCTTCTATTATCAAAGTAGATAGACAAGTAACAAAAATTATAAGCAAGCAAATTAATGAAGCATTTGTTCAGTTAGATACTGCTTCTGTCAATGATATTGGTGCTTTCCTTGATGCTCCATTATCAGAAACAGATAATATTGTATATATTCCTGATACTAGAAGATTCCCAGATTCTAGTAGATTACTTATTGGTAGAGAAGTTGTATACTATGAAAAGAAAAAAACTGATAGATTTTTATCAGTAACTAGAGGTGCAGATGGAACAATTGCTCAAACACACAATGCAGGTGATTATTTAAGACATCTACCTAAGATTGTCAGTGTGGTTCCAGTTGGAACTGCATCTATTCAAACTATTACTTCAATAGAATCTGACCATAACACTTTCACCGAAGTATTGAAAGCTATCAGTACCGAAGTAGTTGATCCATCGATTAACCATAATTCTACATTACTAACAGCAGAACAACAAATAAACGTTGATAACACTGATTTTGTTGTGCTTCCATGGATAGCAATAATTCCACCACCTTCCTTCAACATAATAACAACAGTACATTCAACAGCTTCGAATGTACAAACTGTTGTTGAAGCAGTCAGAATAGATTCGATTAATTCCTTAGTATCATCGATAAAAGAAACAAATATTCAAATTAATTGCGAAAATAATATTGATATTGATGTTTCTAACATATTACTGTCAACAGAGATTATTAGCAATCAAGGAACTTCAATTGAATCCTTGTATTCTAATGTAGTATCTACTATTCATTATAATGTATCTATTTTGACCAATAACGTTGATATATTATCAAATATTTCTATATCAAATTATTCAACTAACTTTATCATAAAAAATGAAACGAATATAGAATCTTCTACTTCAGTAATAAGTAAATTAGTTTCAATCCAGCCAGTTTACCCAGAAAAATCAGAAATTATTACTGTTGTCACAGATTCTTCATATAATACATTCTCGACAATTATAATTTCTACAGTAACTCCAAATAAAGTAGAGTCAACTATACAAATTGATACTGGAACTGGATTATCTTCGGCTACTTCTAGAGAGATTGAATACAATTTTGGAATTTTAGATTATTTCACAGAATCAATTGTATTCGAAAATCCAATTTTGACAAGAGATTATGGATTCTTTAGTTTAGATAGTGCATACAAAATTGTCACATTAAGAAATGGATCTCAAATTGAAGTAATTAATAGTAATATATTGAAAGATTCTTTCTACGATGGATATAATTTAGGAAATGCTGGCAATAATTTATCATCTTTCGAAAATAATGCTTTTGTTGATGTTGGTGCTTTTAATGTAAACGGTTCAATTGAAACAGTATCTTTCGCATATCCAGAATTAAATATTTTAGATTTTGAATTGAGAAAAGGATCTTCTATCACATCAGCAAATAAAATTTTCAACTTAGCAATTCCTTCAATAAATGAAATTGGCACTATTCTATCCTCATCGATAACGAGTGTAGATACTCAAATGACAATCGGTTATGCAAATTCTTTACCAAATTCTGGTAGAATTATTATTAATAAAGAAGTTATTCAATATGCTTCTAAATCTGGCAATACCTTATTTGGATTAATAAGAGGTGCAAATAATACTATTGCATCTTCTCATGATGCAAATGATTATTTAAGATCATTCTAGATTTTATAAATATAAATAAATCAGGCAAAACGTTTTTACTAGAGAGATTAATTAAATGGCTGCTATTATCTCAGATAAGTTTAGAATTTTTAATGCTAAACAGTTTTTAGAATCTCTATCTGAAGGATCGACCGATAACGGTACTGAGCGTACCAGAATGTACTTTTTCGTTGGTCGTCCACAAAGATGGGATTCATACGTAGAAATTTACAACAAGAATTCAACTGCTTTTGTTGCTGGTAACGAAGTTTATGTTGGTGCTAGCTATGCAGCAGCAACTTTCAAAGCAACTATTAGACAGGTTTATGCAGATAGTTTACTCCTTTTTGGAGTTGGACCTTCAACTTCATCTGTTCCTCCTGCTGGCTCAACTTTAAAAGCTTGGAATGGAACTGCTGATACTGGTGCTACTGCAGTAACTGGTGTTTACAGATATGCATCAGAAGATGTACCACCAGTTCCACTAGATAACCAAAAAGAGAAGTTTGATCTTTATGATGACATTATTGCAGCAAAAAGAATTACCGCTGACTTTGCTCGTGCAGTAATCCGTCGTTATAATTGGGATTTAGTTGCTAATCCTAAGTATGATATGTGGAAACCTGATTATTCTGCTACTCCTGGTAGTGGTGGTCAAATAGGAAAACAGGCAGCAACTGGAGCCACTTCAATTAGTGATGCTAAGTTTTATGCTATCAATTCTCAGTATGAAGTATTTAAGTGCCTTTATAATGGCCAAAATCCAGCTAATCCAACTGGACAAAATGCAACAAATGAGCCAAAGACAACCCCTTCAGCTGGTCAAGGTTCCTATTCAAATGGAATTTTTACAGAAGAAGCAGGTAATGCTGGTTATGTTTGGAAATATATGTACACAATTCCAACAAATGATGTATTGCGTTTCCTCTCTACTGACTTTATGCCTATTGTAACAACATCTGATGTAACTAGACAAGCAACGGAAGCAGCAGCAGTTAATGGTGCAGTTAATGTAGTTCTAGTAGAAAGTGTTGGTGCTAATCTTCCTAACGGAACTCATTATGCTCCAATTATTGGCGATGGTTCTGGTGGTATTGTTAGATTAGTTGTAACTTCAGGAGCATTAGTATCAGCAACTGTTACTAATGTTGGTAGTGGTTACACTTATGCTTCAGTTCCACTTGCAACTGGAACTGGCTCTGGAGCAACTGCTTATGGCTTATTCAGTGATGCTGCTCTAACTTCATCTGTTACTGTAGGTAGCACTGCTGTAGGAGCTCTTGAACCAGTAATTTCACCACAAGGTGGTCATGGTTCTGATTTCGAATTGGAACTAAATGCTAAGCGTGTTATGACAAATATTCGCTTGACCTATGCAGAAGGTTCTGGCGATTTCCCTGTAGATAATGATTTCCGTAGAATCGGTATTCTTAAAGATCCATATGCTTTTGGAACGACTTCATTTGCTACTGTAGATACTGTAAACGGTTTGTATGCAGTAAAAATTAGTGGTGCTACAGCAGATTACCAACCTGATGAAACTATTTCACAAACTGTAACGGGCGGAACTGCATATGGTACAGTAGTTTCATGGACGTTAGATTCTGGAAGCACAACAGATGGAGTTCTTAAATATATCCAATCACCAGATCTTCATAAAAATTCTGGTAAGGTAAGAGCTTTTGAGTCTAATGGAGCAAATGCTATCACTGGTTCAATTTCTCTTGCTAGTGGTAATGTTGACATAGCAGATAATTCTTCTGTTTTGGGAGTTACTTTTTCTAGTGGTTTAGCAAATCCAGAAATTGCTCAAAATTCTGGAGATATGATTTACGTAGAAAATAGAAGATTGATTACGAGAGCTCCAGATCAAATTGAAGATATCAAACTTGTTATCGAATTCTGATCTAAAATTTTCTTTGAATCTCCCCGAAATGGGGAGATTTTTTTTATCTTTGCTAATAAATAAGATAGGGAAATAGGTTCCAAAGTAGAGAGATTCATTTACGATGCCACAGAAGACAAATCTTAACGTATCACCATATTTTGATGATTTTGATCCACAAAAGAATTTTTACAAAGTTCTCTTTAGACCTGGATATTCTGTTCAAACTAGAGAATTAACTTCTCTACAGTCGATCCTCCAAAATCAAATTGAAAACTATGCTAAATTTCAATTTAAGCAGGGACAATTAGTAATTCCTGGAGAAATTGGTCTTAATTCAAAATTAGATTATGTCAAGTTATCTTCTGTTTCTGAAGTAGCTGTAAATGAAAATGGATCTATAGTATATAAAAAATATGATATTAAAAATTTAATTGGATCTACTTTACGTGGTATTAACTCTGGTGTAACTGGTGTAATTATTGAAGCTGAGTATGCTACAACAGAAGAAGCAGATACCATTTTTGTAAATTATTTTAATAGTGGAAATTCTGGAAACGAGTCTACATTTAGACAGGGAGAAACACTTGAAGTTATTGGTGGAGTAAACACTCCTCTACTTGTTGTTGGAACAGATGGTAGTGTTTTACCAACAACCATTTCTGTTTTTAACCCAGATACTGAAGAAACAACTTCTCTAACTAGCCCAGCGATGGGATATGCTACAGCATTGAAAGTGGAAGAAGGAATTTATTTTGTTAATGGTTATTTTGTTAGAAATGAAGAACAATTACTGGTAATTAACAAATATTATGATAAGCCTTCTGCGAAAGTTGGATTTAATATTATTGAAGATGTTATTACACCAGAAGAAGATGAATCTTTATATGATAATGCCAGAGGATTTTCTAATTATTCTGCTCCTGGAGCACATAGATTAAGAATATCTTTAGATTTAAAAAATTATGCATATGAAGAACTAACAGATAAAAATTTTATCCAATTAATTAAAATTAAAAATGGCGTAATTGAAAAGCAAGTTAAACCAGCTGATTATACATTACTAGAAGAAACCTTAGCAAGAAGAACTTTTGATGAATCTGGTGACTATGTAGTAAAAGATTTTTCAGTTGATATTAGAGAGTATTATCAAAAAGATAGTAACAATGGTCTTTACAAAAAATCATCTTCTGGATTAGTTAATGGACTTAGTGAAGATGAAGCATCACGTAAAATGATTGCTAGTATTAGTTCTGGTAAAGCATATGTTCGTGGATTTGAAATTGTAAATAAAGAAACAAAATATTTAGAAATTGATAAAGCAAGAGATACATTAACCAGAGATAATGTAACTATTAAATCGAAAGGAGCAACTACCTTTAAAATTTCTAACGTATTTGGTAGTGTTCCTTTAAATAATGTAGCAGGAGATTTGACAGGATACCCAGATGTTTATTTAAGTTGTGTATTTAATGATGGTTCCATCGGATTAAATGGTCAAGAAGAAGATAGTTACTTCAAACTTACTAAGTCTAGAAGAGCACAAACTTTCACCTTAAAAGATGCAATCAAAACAATTTATGTTCAAGTTGCAAATACATTACCATCATCTAGAAGCGACTATCCTTCAACATTATGGTATATAAAAACAAGAAGTGGAGGAGAACCTTCTTCCGTTGGTTCTGTTGATGTTATTGCTGGTTCTATTTGTAAAAGAAATGATGTTTCTACTGCATCTGGACAATTTTTTGTAGAATTTACTATTAAAGGAGATAAGTCAATCTTAGATACTTATTTCTTAGAATATGACGATGGGGGAGCAGGAAAATTAAAGTTAGTCTATGAAACAGAAGCAGATGCTCTTGAAGGAGGATCAACATACTATGGAACAGTAGTTGATTATAATTCAACAATTACTCCAGTAATTGGTATCACTAAGCCAAAGAATTTTTCACTTTCTGATAGAGCACTTGGATTCAATTCGGATACTGATATTATTATTTCTAAAGGAAGAAGTGGAATTAACTCAAGACCTTATAGTGGTATTTTTAATTTTTCATACTTCAACCCAATTTTCTTCACCAAACTCACTCTAGAAGAAACACCATCTATTGGGTTTGATATTGGTAAATATATCGTAGGAAAATCAAGTAATGCTATCGATGGCGATGAAATTAATTCAATAAAAGTAAGTCCAGAATTAATTGGTGGTTCTATCTATAAAATTGATATTAATGATAGAAATGCTTTAAGAAAAGAATATGCTGCTCCCCCAGTAGTTACAGCATCTCCACAACCAGATTCTCCATCAAATTATGCTGTAATTGTTCCTGTTTTATTTAAGAATACTGTTTTAACTTATACCCCGCAAAATGTAAAATCTTTATATTCAAATTACAATAATTACGTATTTACGGCTGATATAGATTTTACAAAAACAGAATATTCAAATTATAAGCAAATAACCAATTTTACTTTTTCTGGAAAAGCTGGAGATCGTTTTATTGAATGTAATGGATTTGGAGCAAATTTGGCGAAGGATCTAGTCCAAGGAGATATTATTCAATTTACCGATGAATTAAATCAAGTAATTAAAAATATTGTTCAATATACTTCTGACGCACAAGGTGTTTATAAATCAAGAATTTATTTAGATTACAGTTTACCAAATGATATTGTAAATGCAAGTGTTGTCAGAATTAGACCAATAATCAATAATGTAACATCTTCTTTAGTATATCCAACTGGTAGTAAGCAAGTTGCTTCTTTAGTAAAAGATACATCCGATACGAAAATTAAATGTTATATAAGAAAAGATTTTACAACTGATCTTTCTTCTAGTGGAGGTACATTAACATTTACTGCACAATTAGCAACTGGATTCCAAAGATTTGTTTCTTATTCAGAAAATGCATTTGTTTTGACAGTTTTGGATAAAGGAGATTCGACCGTAGTAGAAACTGGGGATATTGTTTACATTTCTCCAGAATCAGTTTCTATTAATAATCCATCAACAGATTCTACTGGAATAACAACAGGTTCTGCTGTTATTACATTACCAGACAATTATTTTGGATCTGGATTAACTAATTATCCAAAATTAAAATTAACTGCAACTGTAGAAATTGATAAAGCAAAACCAAGATTAAAAACTTCAATTACGAATAAACGAATTGTAGTTACTTCAAGTGGTGATAGAATTATTCCTCTTCGTGGTACTGATTATGATGGAGAAAATATTGAAGTATATTCATATTCAGATGCTTATAAATTGCGATATGTTTATGAAGGCACTTCTACTACCCCACCAGATGTTGATGCAAGTGGTCAATTAATTAGTGGTTCTGATGTATCATATAAATTTACTTTTGATAATGGACAAAGAGATACTTTATATGATGTGTCAAGAATTGTACTGAAACCAGGATTTGATGCCCCAATAGGACAACTAGTTATTGCATTTGATTATTTTGAACATTCTCAAGGTGATTTTTGTACAGTAGATTCATATTTACATGAAGCTGGAGTATCAGCAGATGAGATTCCTTCATTCAATTCTGCTTTACATGGTATTGTTTCACTAAAAGATGTCATCGATTTTAGACCAAAAGTAGATTCAAATACAACAATTACTGGATTCCAAGATATTTCTATTTTAGCAAATCCAGAAGGAAAAAGTTATATTAACTTCGTTGGTGATGGTGGAGTAGTATCTGCAACGCCAGCATCAGATAATAATTTAGAATATACAGTTTCATTTAGTGAAACTCAATATCTAGATCGTATTGATGGCATTTTCTTAAACAAAAAAGGAGAATTTGTAGTAAAGTCTGGTAATTCTTCTATTAATCCATCAAAACCAGATATTATAGATGATGCTATTGCAATTTGCTACTTACATATTCCTTCATTTACAACTAATAGCAAGGATGTAAGAATTGTTCCAGTTGATAATCGTAGATATACGATGAGAGATATTGGTAAGTTAGAAAAAAGAATTGAACGTTTAGAATATTATACCACACTTAGTATTCTTGAGCAACAAGCTCTTAATATGCAAGTTAAAGATGAAATTGGTTTAGATAGATTTAAAAGTGGTTTTATTGTAGATAATTTTGAATCTCATGGTATTGGTAATATCAAGTCTCCTGACTATAGATGTTCTATTGATACTCAGCAATCGGTATTGCGTCCGCAAGCAAAAGAAAATAGTTTTAATTTAATTGAAATTAATACAAGAGATGATCAACGTTCTATTTCAGGATATAAAAAATCTGAAAATATTATAACATTACCATACACATCAGTTAAAGTTCTTGGTAATGAATTTGCTACCAAAACAATTAATCCAAATCCATTTGTTGTTATTCAATATGTTGGTGATTGTAATATCGCACCAATAATTGATCAATGGTATGACACAACTATTGCCCCATTAGCAGTAAATAATAATACAAATCACTTTACTATTTTCCAAGCAAAAGATGATGTAAAAGAATCCTTATCGAGCATTTACAATTCTTTTGTTATAAATTGGGTAGGAACAAATGCTGCATTTTTAAATATTAATTCTTTTGCATCTGTAGCAAGTGAAACAGTCAACTCTTCGATTCAACAAGCATCAATTGCAAGTTCTTCGAATGTAAATCCACAAAATAATGAAATCGGAAAAGGAATTAATTCAAAGACAGTAAATAATAATAGTGTTTCTTCATCACTACAATTTTTTGCTAGATCAATTCCTATTAAGTTTAAAGTACAAAGATTAAAAGCAAACACTAATCTCAATGTTTATGTTGATGGTAGAAATATTAATAGATGGATAGTTCCAGATACAATTTTTACTGGTATTGCAGGAAATTCTTTATCAACATTTAATTCTTCTTTATCTACAGATGAAAATGGTAATTTAAGTGGAGTAATTTTATTCCCTTCTGGTTATCCTCCGATTGAAAATTCTAGATGGACAGGAGATGTTAACACAGTTTCATATGATGAAGGATCTGAAGAAATAAGATTTGCTTCTGGAGAAAAAACAATTACTTTCTCATCATCTACAGATTATTCCGAAAAATTAACTGCAGATACTTATGCAGAAATTAAGTTTTATTCTTCTGGTATTATTCCAGAAAATCCACCATCAATTATTTCAACTTCAGTTGCATATTTTAAAGCAAATGAAGGAGTACAATTAGTTAATAGTAATACAGATCAAGAATCAAAACCAAATCCATTAGCACAAACATTTAAAATTGAGAATTTTGCAGGTGGTTTATTTACCACTGGTGTTGATTTATTCTTCAATAAAAAAGATGATTCTGTTCCAATTAGAGTATATCTATCTAATATTGATACAGGAAAACCTGGAAAGTTTATAGTTCCAGGTTCAGAATCTGTAATGTATCCAGAAACTTATTTAAAAGTTTATCTCACTGGAGATTCTGATACTATTTCTATTAGAAAAGGAGAATTTATAAAAGGTAAGAATTCAAATGCTACTGGTCCAGTTTTAAAAGTTTATGATAAAAATAATATTTTAGTTGGAGATGAGAATTCTACTCAATTCCAATTAAATAAAGAACAGGTTTATACTTTAGTTTTAAGTAATCACAATGGATCTACGTTCCTTCAAAATGAACCACTAGAAATTCCTTCTGTTACTGAATTCAATAACACTAGAAATAAAAATGCAATTTTATTAATTGCAAAAGATTCTGGTAAAGTTATTGACTTGAAAGTTATGAATGTTGGTGATAATTATGAAAGTGCAACTATTACTATAGAAAGTCCACAACTTCCAGGAGGAAGTACTGCAACAGGAACTGTTAGTGTTTCTGATTTTAAAATTTATAATGCAGAAATTTCACTTAATGGACGTGGTTACACAGAAGCTCCATCAGTTGTCATCAAAGGAATTGGAAGTGGTGCAGGAGAAGCAATAATAGAATCTGTTATTGAAATTGATACTCCAGCTGTAAGAATGGGAATTGCTACAGATGAATACAGTGAAACCAAATCTATTATTCCGACCAGATTTAATTTTAAATATCCTGTATATTTACAAAATAATGCACAATATGCACTCACAATTGAAACTGATTCCATCAATTATGAAATCTGGGCTTCTCGTTTGGGAGAAACTGAAATTGCAACTAGCACTACAGTAAATTCTCAACCTTTACTTGGCTCTGTGTATAAGTCACAAAATACAGATAATTGGACGGAAGATTTATTTGAAGATATTAAGTTTACTTTATATAGAGCTGAATTTAATATTTCTAGACCAGCAGAAATTTTACTATCTAATAGTAAATTAGGATATGAATTATTAGATTCAAATCCATTCGAAACTAGTGTTAGATCTTCTACTAATGCTACATCAGATTTATTTAAAAATAATAATTCTATTGTTAAGGTAAATCATCGAGATAATGGTTTTGAAGATTCTGGAAAATCTTATGTGTTCTTTAGAAATGCAGAGACAGTTGGAGGTATTTCTTCAACATCATTAAATTCTTTATTATTTGAAGTTAAAAATTCTGGATTAGATTTTTATAATATTATTTCTCCTAATAGAGCTGGATCAAGTGTTGTTGGTGGAGGCAAAAAAGTATTAGCTTCTTATAATAGAAAATATGAAAGACTATATGCTCAAATTTCTTACTTACAATTAGAGGGAACTACAATTGATACTTTTGTAAAAACTACAAATATTACTCCTGTAGATTCATCCTCAACAAATTTCCCATCATATACACAAACTGACTACGAAAGAACTTTCTTAAATCAAGAACATTTCTTTACAAATCAAAAATTAGTTGCATCCAGAATTAATGAAACATTAAATTCGATTGATAGATCATTAACTTACAAAATTAATCTTTCCTCTTCGGTATCATATCTATCACCAGTAATTGATTTAAATACTTGTTCGGTTAAAATGTCAACAAATAGAATTGAGAATGCGTCTGGATATGAAAATAGATTTGGAAAGAGATACCAAGTTCTCAAATTCTTCCCATTATATAACTTAGGATTAATTGTAGTTGGTTCCGATGATGATTTAGTTACTGGGACAGTTTTAACTGGGCAGACAAGTAAAGCAATTGGAACCATTTTAAATTATAACAATAATATTGCTTTAATTACACTCAATACTTCGGTTGCATTTGAAAATAATGAGCAAATTATTGCTACAACTCCAGCAGGAGTAAGAATAACATCAGTAAATTTAAGTGTTTCTTCTTCCGTAGAGCAAATTTATACATTTGCAGAAAATGCAGATTTAATTGCATATTATCCACAAAATATTAATGTTGATTATGGAAATATAATTAATGGTAAGATTATTTCTTGGGATTCCAAAGACAAAGAAATAATAGTAGAAAATAGTTATCTTCCTATTAATGGAAATTATGTAAGCGAAATAACTAAAGATAGTGCTTTTGTTAGAAAAGAAACTGAACAATCTCAAGATATTTTTAGAGTTGGTGATATAGTTAAAACTGGTGATAATAGATATGTAGAAGTTGCTGCTATGAATTTTACAACTGGAATTGATTTTACTCCAGAATCAAGCTCTAAAAATAGTTCTTCTTTGGCAAAATATGTTTCTAAAGAAGTTACAATTAATAGTCCAGGAACTTCAATTGATGTTAGAATTACTGCCAATTTAAAAGATAGAGAAAATGTAAAGATTCTTTATAGAATTAAAGAAGCATCACTTCAATCAAATTTCGAAGATATTAATTGGAAATATTTTAATATTGATGGATCTCCTGATAATGACGATTTAGCTACAGCAGAGAATTCAATTTCTGCTATTGTAGAAAAACAATCATCATATCAAGAGTTTAAATATAGTGCTGCGGATCTTCCAGAGTTCACTTCATTTGCTATTAAAATTGTAATGAAGACAGATGATCCTGCTTATGCTCCAAAAATTCAAGATGTTCGTGCAGTTGCTTCATTCTGATGAATTATTTACCAGTTGACGGTCATCCAAATTTAGTTAGAGATGTTAGTACTGGGGCGATCATAAGTAAAGATCGCCCAACAAAAAGATTAACATCAGAATTTAATGTAATGCGTGATGACATAAATACTTTGAAGGAAGAAATATCTGAAATCAAACAGCTTCTTAGAGAGATAGTAAGAAATGGCAGTTCTTAGATCCGTTGCTAAAACAGACACCTTTGAAAAACAACGTCAAATTATAAATCAAATTGCATCTGATGTTTATAGTGTTCAGACTTCAGTAGGGGAAGGAGCATTTAGCATGAGTGATGGTTCTGTGCAAGAACCAGCATTGTATTTTACAAATGCAACTGATGTTGGAATTTTTAGAGGTAGTGCAAAATCTTTATACATTGCTTCGGAAGGAAAATCTGTTGCTAGTTTTGATGCAAATAATTTAACAGCATTACAAAATTTTAAAACTTTAATCTCATCTGTTCCAAATGGAACATCTGGAATTACTTTAGCTAATGGAGGATCAGAATATAGTTCTGGTGTATTCAGTTCTATTCCTTTAATAGGAGGTTCTGGATCGGGAATAAAAGCAAATTTAACTGTAACTGCTATTGAAGGAGATATTGTAGATGGAGGTGGTGGATATGTTGGAGGATCATATGTAAGTGTTCCTATGATTGGCGGATCTGGAACTGGAGCTACCGCCGATATTACAGTTTCTCCTTTTAGTGGCAGTATTCAAAATGGAGGAACTGGAGGAGATATTGGATCCAACAATTCTCAAATTTTCACTAATGTTTCTTTAACTGGTGGATCTGGCTCTGGCATGAGAGCAGATATTACACTTACAAATACTGGAGCAAACGTATCTGTTACTGGGGTAACAGTTGTAAATCAAGGTTCTGGTTATCAAACTGGAGATGTTTTATCTGCCATTTCAAATACTATTGCTGGAGTTACTAACTTTCAATATGTAATTAATGGTGTTGGAAATGTAAGCCAAATTCAAATACTTTTATCTGATGGTGGTTATGTAATTGGTGATATACTTACAGTAAATAATTCTAGTTTAGGTGGATCTGGTTCTGGACTTCAGTTTGAAGTAACTGGTGTTGGTATTGTTACGGATGCAGCTATAGTAAATGGGGGAGATGGATATTTAATTGGAGATCAATTAACAGTTAATCCAGTTGAACTAGCTCCATCTGAAACTTGGTATGTAAGAATGTGGAGAACTCAATTATTTGAGTTTTCGGGAACATTGCCAACTACTGGTTTTAATATTGGAAATACATTAACTTATGCTGGAGAAAATAGAATAATTGTAAATAGATTTTTAAATGCTCAAAATCAAATAACAGCAGTTGCTGTTAGAGCTGGAGCTGAAGATGATAAAAGATATATTTTCAACCAAGCAAACTCATCAAATAATACTCACCCTATTAGATTCAGCACAACTCCAGATGGTATTCACACTTTATTAAGTGGTCAAGGTGCTCAAGCAGATTTTGGAGATCCTTATGATGGAGATGAAGTAAATTATCAGTATACTTCAGTGGATGTATCTATCATCCCAAATGATAATACACCAACCACTTTATATTATTATTGTAGTAATGGTTTTGGAAATCCAATAAATGAACATATTAATGAAGGTGGTTTTGATGGAAAAGAAGGAAGCATAACTATAAGTGGGGAAGCTACTGTAGCTGGAGGTAATTTATCAATTACCGTTGCTCAAGTAGATACAGAATCAAATATTATTCTCAACAAAGATGGTACTGCTACCCTTGGTACAACTACAGCTTCTTCTTTGACGCTAACTGGAAATATTGCAATTGGTGGTGCAGAAACTCTTTCTGGAAATTTAACAATAGGATCAAACAAATTTACTGTAGATTCTTTAAATGGAGATACCTTTATCGCAGGATCTCTTACAGTTGATGCAGATCTAGCATTTTTAGCAGATGCAGAACTTGGATCAACTTTATATATCGATTCCACAAATAATAGAGTATCTGTAAATGTTGATCCAGATATAACACCACTAACAAAATCATTTGAAGTTCTTGGTGATGCAAAAATTTCCGATAATGTTATTTTGGCTTCTTCGGTACAATCTACTTTAAAAGTTGGTAATAGCAATATTTTATCACAAGGATCTAGGTTACAAGTAGATGGCAATATTTATTCCAATTCAAAATATTATGCAGAAGCTGATGGAGATGTAACAAAGCCAGTTTATACTTTTGATAGTTTAGAAAGAGTAGGATTATCTGCAGATCCAACTAGAAATTCTTTATCAGTGACTACAACTACTGGAGAATGTTTAACAGTAGAGCCACAAGTAGTAAACTTTTTACGAAATGCAGATTTTAATAAATTAGAAGTTTTAACATCTTCTATTATTCCAGGTGAAGGTTATGAAATAGGATCATATTCTGGAGTAGAATTTGTAGGAGGAACTGGTTCTGGATTTTTTGGAGATGTAATTGTAGCTTTTGTTGGTAATATATCTAATGTAGGAAGTGGTTATGTTGATGGAGAATATATTGCTAATTTCAGTGGTGGTTCTGGACTTGGAGCATCTTTATCTTTCACAGTGGTTGATAATGAAGTAGAAAATATTGTTGTGACAAACGGTGGCACTGGATATTTAGTTGGTGATATTTTAACAATAAATCCAAATACTATTACTAATAATCAAAATCAATTAGTTACATTTACTCCAACTGATGATGCTGAATACACAATAACGTTTTTAGGGGCAGTAACAGTTGTTAATCCAAATATTTCAGGAGAAGGATATATATCTGGAGATGTAAATCAATCTCTGCCATCAAATTATTTTCCGTGGTTACCAGAACAATCTGTTTTAATTGGAGATTTATTATATTATCAAAACAAATTATATGAAGTTACTCTTTCTGGAGATACTGCGGAAACTCAATTTCCACCTTCACATATTACTGGAACTCAATTAAATGGAACTAGTGAATTAACATTTGTTAAATATATTAAATTTTCATATATTATTGATACAACAGATACTCTTACTACAGTATCAATTAATAAAGATGATGGGGATGTTTTATCGGAATCTATTACCACAAATTTAATCACTGTAGGAAATCAATTATCAATTAATGCTAACCAAATTTCTTCCACACAAAACCAAGATATTGTTATTACTCCAGGAGCAGCATCAAAGTTACTATCAATAGCTGGATCAGGTGGAGTTAAAGTTCCTGTAGGTAATTCGACAAATAGACCATCTGCATCTACTTTAGGAATTATTAGATATAATTCTCAAACTCAACAATATGAAGGATCTAATGGTTCTAACTTTATTTCTCTTGGTGGCGTTAGAGATGTTGATGGAAATACTTATATTATTGCAGAAGAAGAAACTGGAGCTAATGATAATATTTTATACTTCTTTAATGATGCAGATAATTCTGCAAGATTAAATCGTAATGAGTTGGAGTTGGTAACTGCAACTACTATATCTTCCAAAGATACTGATGGCAAATTTAAATGGAAAGAAAATACATCGTATTTACTTAATGCTTTTATTTACTATGATACTAATTTATATCAAGTAACTACAGCAGGAACTACTGGTTCAAATGCTCCTACCCACACAGTAGGAATAGAACCTAATGGTACAGCTCAATTAACATATGTCAGTAATACATATGGAGATTTAATATTAAAAGCAAATAATATCACATTTGATGGGCAGTTAACTTTAGGTGGTTCTTTACAATTATATACATTAAATAATGCATTAATATTAGAAAATACTTCCGACGCTTTTAAATTTGCTTTTGGAGACAATACTGGCACACCAAATACATTTGCATCAATTACTGATTCTGGATCATTATTAATTAATAAAAATTACAATACTCTAAATCCAGAAAATAATCTTACTGTTTTAGATTATAGCGGTAAATTTATAGAGCTTGAAGATATTAAAATATTAACATTTGATTTATCTTTAGTAAAAGGAGCTACAGAAACTGGAAATATTACAGTTTATGATCCAGATTTATGTAAAGGAGCAAAAGTAATTATTGTTGCTGAAAATATTACTTCTGGTGATACTCATATTGTTGAATATAATATAATTTCAAAAGGATCTGATATATATGTAAATGAATATGGTAATTTAGATACTGGACTTGAGCAATATCAAGTCGAATGGTTGCTTTCTCCTGGAGGAAATATTCAAGGTAATGTGTCATTATCTTCTGCATTAACAGCAAGTGATATGGTAATTATTACAGCATCAATTACTCAAATTAAGAAATAATTCTCATGGCAACTTCAATAAAAACTTTTAATTCGGAAGGTGGATTTGGTGTAAATCAAAAAACAATTATTGATGAAGATTTTAATTTAATCAACGCAAATACTATCGAAGTTAAAAATTCTAATTATAATGATTTAAATAAAACTGATTATATCTTAAAAGGTTTGAATAGTACTGTTTTAACTTTAGATGGATTACAACCTATTACTTTACAATCAAATACAATCAATTTTATAACAGCAAACATAATTGCGGTTAATTCGATTGGAGATGGTCATTATTCGGAAAAAATAGAATCACATGTTACATGTAATTCTTCTGGAGATGTTCAAGTTTTATCTGAACTAACTACTATTATTAAAGACAGTATTCCAACTGGTCAAACTTGGACTATATTATCTTATGATAGTGGTACAGCAAATCAATTTAGTTATGTTTCTTCGAGAGGTGGAACAACTGATACTATTAAATGGATGGCTTATGTTCAAGTTTCATCCGCACTTTGGACTTAAAGAGAACTAAATACATTAAGAATAACAAAAGGTAGTAGTTGACAAATGAGTTTAGAATTTAACGCTGATAAGCAAATAATTAAAGGTTCTAATCCGTCAATTGTTGGTTCTAACGAATTTACAGTTAGATCTGGAACTGGTGCGAATGAAAAAGAAATTATTCGTGCAATTTTAGATTCATCAACTAATTTACCTAGAGTTGGTATTAATAGAACTGGAAGAAGAGTAGAAAGTATTTCGGTAAATGAAAACCAAGGTGGAACTGATTATACAATAAATCCTTCTGTTATTTTAAGTCCTCCAGATTTAGCAAATGGAGTTCAAGCATTAGCATCTGCAGTAGTTTCTAATGGATCTGTAGTTGCAATTATTGTTGATAATCCAGGTGATGGTTACACTTCAGCACCAACTGTTAGTATTACAGGTGGAGGAGGTTCTGGTGCAGCAGCAACTGCTGTATTAGATACAGTAGATTTTGAACTTGATATTAATGGTGCTATCAGAACATCTACATCTATCATTTCTGATACTGCCAGAATTCTAAATCTTGATATTGATAATTTTGTTACGCCAGATGCAAATTTCCGTGCTCCTAATTTAAAAACTTGGGCAAATAATAGTGGTATTCCTTGGGCACCTGGAGTATCTTTACAAAAAGATGATTATAGATATTTTGGACAAAATTTATATCAAGTAATAGAATCTGGTATTACTGGAACAACTGGACCCAATCATTTAGATGGATTAAAATTAAATGGCACTGCTTTATTAAAGCATATTGGTTATAGAGTTAGTGATGCAAATGCACCATATTATAACGAAACTGGAAACTCTGGAGTATTTCCTAGATCGATTACTCCACTTCTAGGAGATAAATCTGATAAAATTGCTACCACTGAATATGTTCTTAACTTAGCAACTAATGACGTAGGTGGTCGTGTATATGTATCACAAGCAATTGGTAATGATGAAAACGATGGTAGATCTGCAGCTGCTCCAGTAAGAACAATTAAAAGAGCATGTCAAATTGCTTCTCAATCAAAAGGAGTCAAGGAAACTGTTGTAATTTCTGGTGGTGATTATGTAGAAGATAATCCAATTTCTATTCCAGCAGATTGTTCAATTGTCGGTGACAACTTACGTCTAGTAATTGTAAGACCAGCAAATCCAAAAAAACATATATTTAAATTTGGAGATAAAAATTATGTAACTGGTGTTACCTTTAGAGATCAAATTGATTCTAATGGAGATCCAGTTGCTACATGGGATTATGCAATGGTCTTTGATGATAAGCAAAGAATTTATTATGATCCAACAACTGGTGGAGATTTTGGAAGAGATTTTACAATTGGACATCAAATTTTTGGACCAGAAAAAATTAGAGTATCTTTTCAAACAAATACAGGATTAGATCAATTAGTATCTGGATTAACTGTAACAGGTGTTAATACTGGTGCAGTTGGTATTATTACTAATGTAACATTCAACGCAACAACTGGTCCGCAGGCTTACATTAACGGAACAGTGGATGTTGATATTCAAAGTGGTTCTTTTAATAATGGTGAAACATTTTCATATCAAATAGGAACTGCTCCAAATATAGATACATATGAATTTGTATCCATCCAAATTAATTCAATTAGAGCAGAAGGAGAAGTTGTAGATGTAGGAACAGATTTAATTACAGCTCTTCCAATTACTAGAATTGATTTTTCGAAGCAAGGAACTGCAGAAGTAACAGAAGGTGGATTTGGTTATAATGGTTCTCCAGAAGATTTGGGTGGTATTATTTTATATACCAATATTCTTTTGGGAAGACAAAATATTCATGACTTTAAAGAAGGTCAAGAAATTGAAATTTCTGGAATGCCAACATCTGCACCAAATTTGTCATTTTTAAATGGCAAAACTAGGATTTACAAAATTTTAATTGATGCTGATGGTAGATCAAGAAGATTTGTAATTCCAAAAAAAGTAGATTTAACTGACGAAAATTATATTCCTCCATCAATAGCAAATGTAAAATCATATTCAAACTATATTACATTAAGTCTGTTAAACTCACCTAATAAATTTCCAATCGCATCTTCAATTTCGAGAAGATTTCAAGATGCATGTAATTTAATTCGCAATAATATTAATTTTATTGTCGATGAAACTTATTTACAAGTATTGAGTGAATTTAGCAATTTTACTCCACCAAATGTTTCTAAATGTCGTAGAGATATTGGTCATTTTTTAAATGCTATTATTCGTGATTTGGAATATGGTAGTAATTATAATATAGTTGAAGCAGCAAAATACTATGTAGAGAATACTACACAAATTGGTTATGTAGATGGAGAAATTACAGAAACAGTAAGAGCATTTGATATTGCTAGAAGATTAGCAATTATTGCTATGAGAAATTGGAGAACTGGAAATGGAACAATTTCTGATCCAATTTATACAGCAGCATATTCATCTTTACCGAAATTTTTTGATAATACAGTTATCACAACAACTGCTGGATCTCCAGCATGTGCAGATGTAGCAAGTGCTATTGATACATTAGGTTATCTTTTTACTACAATCATTACTAATAATACTACTGATAGATTCTTAGATGCTTCATATTTAATTGCTCGTAATGATGATTTCATTGCTTCGGAAGCTTTAGGTTATGCAAAAGCAACATATCCTTCACTAGGGCTTTCTGTTAATGATGAAACCAAATGCAAGAGAGATATTAAATATATTCTCAATGCTTTAAGAAGAGATTTATCATTAGGAGGAAATGCTGGGATTGTTACAGCAGCTGAAGCATATTTTACAGGAACAGAATTAACAGGAATTCCAACTAGTGAACTATCAGCAACAAGATTTGCCTTCCAAAAAGCAAAAGATCTTGCTATTTTAGCAATGAGAAATTGGAAAACAGGAGATGGTACTGGTCCTGTTTATACTAGATTATACGAAACTTCAATTGCTTTATTTACAGATAATACAATTGCTGTAGATCCATCAACCCCTATTTGTGCGAATGTAGCGTCAGCAATAACAACTTCATTTAGTTTACTTGATGACATATTAAATGGAGTAATTGCTGCTGGAGTAACAACAAAAAGTTATGGAACTTTGTATGATCCAACTATTACATATCCAAATAACATAATTTATGATGCTGATAATAAAAAAGTAACCCCACGATTGGAATGGGATGATCTTCCATATATCGAAGCATCGCCATACACACAAAACTCTTCAATTATTTCTTTCTTAGGTGGCGGTGGTGCTCTTATTGATGGAAGTAAAGTTGCACAGCCAAACTGCCCATTCCCTGGATTAGAACCAGATGGTTCCGCAACTTATCCAAATCAGGGTAAGTCGATGGTTGCTTCGGCATTTACCATTGTATCTTTTGGTGGTACTGGTTATAAAGTTATCAATGATGGTTACACCCAGTTAGTTTCTGTTTTTGTTATTTTCTGTGCTGATGGAGTTTATGCAGAATCTGGCGGTTATGCTTCTATCACAAACTCAGCTACAAACTTTGGTATCTACGCTTTAAGAGCAAGGGGATATAATGATTTTGCGTATTCATTTGATATTGGTACTATTACCAATGTATCAACAAACCCAGCTGGAAGAACTATTTTTACAATTGATGGTTTAGGAAGAGAACCACTTGAGCATTACATCGTAAAAATTGATGGATATAAAAATGTAGACCCAAATATAGAATATTTTATTGATACAGTATCTGGAGTAACCGTTGGTCCTCCTTTCTCTGCACAAATTATTTTAGAATCTGGTTCTGGTGGAGGTGCAGAATTTATTAATATTGAAACAGATCAGGCTGTTTCAACTTCAATTTCTGAATTTTCTGGCAAAACTATAAGATTACATAGACCATCTATTGTTAACTCTTCATCCCACACTTGGGAATTTGCAGGTTCTGGTACTAACTATAATGCATTACCAGAAAATGGAGGAGTTAAGATTGAAGCAAATGAACAGGTTCCTCAAGATTATGGTCGTGTATATGTTTCTGGTACAGATGAACTTGGTGACTTTAAAGTAGGTACATTTGCTAAAATTGAAAACAGAACTGGTGCAATTACCTTCACTGGTACTGTCACAATTTCTGAAGTTGAGTTCCTTAAATTAAAAGGTGGAGATGTTGTTGTTACTGGTTTCGATGCTTCCAATACTCTTGGTGGAGCAAATTCAACTGACTCTAAACTACCAACACAAAAAGCGGTCAAGGATTATATTTCAAATAATCTTGGTCCATATATCAATAAACCATACTCCACTAACGCTGTTCCTAGAGCACTTGTAGAACTTACAGATAGTGGCAAAATTTCTATTGATCAAATTCCTGCACTTAGACCATTTAATGTATATACAGTAGCAAATCAATCAGAAAGGTTATCTATTGAAGGTGCTCTTGCGGGAGATATTGCTATTCAACAAGATACAAATATTTCATATATTTTAAACAATGATTTGTCAAGTTTATTTGTAACATTTGCAATAAACACAGATTTAGAATTTACATTAAATAATATATTTACTGGTTCTTTGTCTGGTGGTCAAATCCAGGCAACAGAATACAGAGAAGGTGTAGTATATAGAATTAATATTACAAATCCAGGTTCTGGATACACAGTTGCCCCAACTATTACAATTTCTGGAGGAAATCCAGATGTAGGATATGTTCAGGCAACAGCAACCTGTACAATTGCTAATGGTCAGGTTGTAACCATAGAATTAACTGAATTTAATGGCTATATAGGTGGTAAAGGTTACACAACCCAGCCAACAGTAACATTCAGTGCTCCTGGGGGAGCTGGAATTACAGCTACAGGTTCTGCTTTAATTGAAAGTAGATTGTATGGTGATATTGTAAATAATATTAAACTTACAGATACTGATACAATTCAATCCAGTAATTCCCCAGCAGAAACTATTAATATTAATAGAGTAGTAAATACTTCTTCTAGCGATGCTAATAATTGGGTATCTCTTTCTACTAATCAAATTTCTGCATCTGATATTACATCTGGTGTTATTGATACAACTAGATTAGCGTTAAACTCAGCTGCTGCTAACTCATTTACTTTCTTGAGGGGAGATAAATCATATGCTCCTGTTGTACAATCTGTAAAAGGTGCAGAAACAAGATATTTTGCAATCACAACACAACAATCTAACACTGGTTCAAGTCAATTAGTATTTGCAACTAATTCAAATACATTAAAAGGTCATGATGTTGTTAGTAGTGTTAATGGTATTGCAGCAAACACAACAATTGCAAATGTCCTAACAATTAGTGGAACTACAACAGTAACATTAAATAATCCATTAACAGATATAATTACTGCAGGAACAGTAATTGAATTTAGAAGAGGTGCATCTCCATTAGTATTTGAATCATCATATACACAGGGCAATTTTGTTGATAGTATTGTTATTGTTAATGGTGGCAGTGGATTTATCAGTGGACAATATTTTGATATCCCATTGACTGGAGGATCTGGAACTGGATTAAAAGCTAATATAATTGTAACTGGTGGAGCAGTTAGTGAAATTTTAGTTACTAGCAGTGGAGTAAATTATACTGGAGATTTTAATATTACTTCTGCTCCAACAGAAATTGGAACTGGATCTGGATTAGTATTAGCAGCAAAAATTTCTACTGTAAATAAACAGTATGCCAATACATCAATTGATATTAGCAGAGTTAGTGACCAAACAATTTCAGCAGATCCATACGGAACTGTTGGCGTATGTAGATTCCAAAAATCACAATTTACTTTGGGTGCTGCTGGAAATGGTTCTGTTACGTTAAAGACAGGTCCAGATAGTGGATTAGATGCTGATTTATTAGATGGAGCACAAGGTTCATATTATCTAAATGCATCAAATTTAAATGCTGGAACAGTATCTGTAGATAGATTATCTGGTACATATAATATTAGTATCTCGGGTCAATCAGGTAATACTCTTCGTTTAATTACATCAGTTAATAACCCAACATCTTCACCAACTCCTAATAATTTCTCGGCTGGTATTATCGCAGATACTAGAAATAATACAGCAGATGGTTTAAGTGATGGTGGCTCAAGACATTTAGTACTAACAGCAAGAAACTTTGGTTCTGGTTTTGATGCTACTGGTGGTGGCGTAAGACAACTTGCATTCACTGATAATAATAATATGTGGTTGCGTGGTTCTGGTTCCACATTAGATGAATTTGGAACATGGGCAAAAGTTTGGACTTCATTAAATGATGGTGATGGTAGTGGATTAGATGCAGATAGATTAGCAGGAAGAAGAGGAATTTGGTATCAAAATGCTTTCAATATTAATTATGGTACGCTAAGTGATAATAGATTACCATCCTACCAAACTGCAAAAACATTAAATAATTCATTAAAAATTAATACTACCACTAATAATCCAAGATATAAAATTTATATTTCAGGTTTATTATTAACTGCATCACCATTCCTTGCTGGATTGCCAGTAAACTTATATAATTCAAATTCGCAAGGTGTTGGAACAATTCTAATTACTAATGTAGAAACATTTAATGATACTAATGATGATGCAAATGATTATACAATTATAACTGGTTCATTACAGACAGGTACATTTACTGGTGCTCTTACTATTGGTACTGCATCTGATAGAGTTGAATTTAAAGACTATAGTTTAGATATTTCTGGATCATTTGAAACTGCTGAATTGTTTAGTGATACTGGAACTGCTAAGTTAAGACTTGGTAGAAAAGATGGTAACGCATCAAGTCCTGGTATTTTCTTTAATAGTAGTTCTTCTGCTGCTACATTTAATGCATCGATTGTTGCTTCTGGTGGCACTTCAACAGAAGGTAGTGGAACTTTAAATATTACAGTTGCTTCTGTAGATGGAGTAACTATTAATAATAATAAAATTTGGAATGCTGGTAACGTAACGTTTGCTACAAATAATGTTGTTAACACAGCAGTTCTTCGTGATGCTTCTGGTAACTTTGCTGCTGGTACAATTACTGCTAGTGTGACTGGTGCTGCTTCTCTAAACGTATTAAAAGCAGGCGATAGCATGTCTGGTGCTTTGAGTATTAATACTACTGGATCTACAGCAGATAGTAATTATGAATTACAATTATCTGGTTCTGCTGGTGGATGGGTTCAATTCCACAACAGATTAAGTGGAGGAGCATGGAATCCATTAGTATCAACAGATGATAAAGCAATTATATTTACCAATTCAACTGGAACAGAACCAGCAACTGCTAGTGGTAGATTTATTATTGCTCCTTGGTCGAGCACAAGTGGTGGTTTGGTTGTTTGGAATAATGGTAATGTCGGCATCAAGAGAAATAATCCTTTAACGCCTCTTGATGTTGGTCCTTCAGCAGCTCCATTCCAATCTGTAGCAAGATTTGGAACTAATGGCAATGATATTATTTTAACTCATGCTTCCGCTATCATTTCTCACAACGCTTATTATAATAATGGATGGATTACCACTGGAGCTGGTGGTGCTTGTTTAGTAGAGTTACAGGGAGGCAAATTCTTCTTCCAGACAACAAACACAACAGCATTAGCAGCAGGTGCTGCACCAGGATTTAATAAATATCCACTTTCACTTCATAATTCTGGTAGAGTTACTGTTAATACTCAAACTGAAAATACTTCATATGATTTATATGTAAATGGTAGCTTTGGTGCTATTTCTAAGTCGTTCGTTATTCCTCACCCAACTAAACAAAATTATGAATTACGTTATGGTTCGTTGGAGGGACCAGAGCACGGCGTATATGTTCGTGGTAAGTCATCTGGCGTTATTGAGTTACCTGATTACTGGGTTGCTCTCGTTAATGAAAACACCATCACCGTTCAACTCACCCCAATCGGCAATCACATGTCATGGGTTGAGAAGATTGAAGATAACAAAATCTTCATTGGTGGTGGTGAGGCATTCTATTTCGTCCAGGCAGAGCGTAAAGATATTGATAAATTAGAAGTTGAACTTGAGTTGCCTATTGAGGAGGAAGAGTGATGTCAGTAAAATATGGTCCAGGGGGATATGTTATACGAGCGGCAGATGTAAATTCTGTATATACTACTGGTATTACAACAACAATTAATGGTGATGTTAGTGGTAATTATGTTTATCAAGGAACTATAAATCTTGGTGGTTGTGGAAATCCAAATAGTGCCGTTTTTATTGAATTAAAAGATAATATTTCTTGGTCAAAAATGACGTGTTATTTTGAAATGAATGGAACTGCTGCTTGTTGGGGATTTAATGGTGGAGGGAATGCAACTACAAATCCAACATCAAGTTTTCTAGAAGTTTCTCCCCCAACTGCAGGTTTAGTTCCTGGAGGAAATATGGAACGATATGATGAAGCATTAGGTGATAGAATTTTTTGGGATTCTAATGCTTTTACGTATAGTCAAACTTTGACACGAAAAGGTAGTGCTTGTGATAATGATGCTGATAATTTTTTTAGATTTTCTACCCCATCAAAATCTTTTTGGATGACTTGTAGAAGAAAAGATAAATCAAATGGTTTAGCTGGACCATTTCATTGTAGATCATGCAATTCTACTGGAACTTATATATTAATTAAAAACATAATTATATGGTAATCAAATGGCACTAGGACATTCACCATCAATTGTAATTGATAGTAGCTTATATAGCTGGTTTGATTTTACTAATACAAATTCATATGTAGCTCAAACAAATCAAGCAACAATTTATAGTTTATTAAATAATGGATATAATTGGAGTACTGCTAATTTTTCTGGAACAGTAAATACCACAACATATGGAACAATAGCAAAAGGATTACTATTTGATGGTAATGCCCAAATGCTTACCCAAAACGGTGGCAATAGTTATTACTATGGATGGGATCCAACTGGAACATATGGAACTCCAACATTCACTAATGAGATGTGGGTATATCCATATGAAAGTAGTGGAATGCTTTATACTAGACCTTGGAATGGATCTGGTAGATATAATGTTTGGGTATTTCCAACTGGATTATACATAGGATCTGGAGGAACTTCTGGATCATACCCAGCATCACAACTTAATTTTGCTATTGATACTTCTACATTAGGAAAACCAGTTCATATTGTTTGCTGGGCAAATCAAACTCAAATGGGATATTATATCAACGGCGGTCAATATTCTAGTTCACAAAACCACGGTATAACTGGGGGTGGAGATTTTTATGGTAATGGTATTGGTGCTGGTTATATGACCTTATATCCATATGGTCAAGGATGGGGTGGTAATACTGGATTTAGTATTAATGGTGTTTTATATCAAGCAAGAGTTTATAATAGAGTATTAACAGCAAGTGAAGTTCAAAGAAATTTTAACGCACACTCAGGGAGGTATGGATACTAATGGCTGTATACGGAGGACCATCATTACCATCTGAAATAATAACTTGTATAGATGTAAGTAATCAAAAAGGTTACTCTGGTGCAACTGTTTTTAATTTAGGTAATCAATTATTAAATTTTTCGGGAAATTCTGCTTACGTAAATTCCACTAGAATAGCATCAGGATCTTCTTTTGTCACAGGTTCAACTTCGTTATTAGATATTGATATTCATTCTATATTTTTTAAAATAAGATTTAATTCGACTGTAACATATCCATCAGCAACTAGTGGTAGTTGGGAAAAGATATTTTCATTTAATGCACCAGGATCGGATAGATCTCCAGGTATTTGGAGATTTCCATCTGAGAGAATATTACATTGGAGATATGATCCAGGAAACAGTGGTTGTGATTTTGGAAAATCATCAGCTGGAAATAGCACTCCATTCGATTTAGATACTTGGTATTTCGTTGGAGTTACTAAAAATGGAGCATCTACAGCAATGTATGTAAATGGTGTTCAAGTTGGAACTGGAACTGTTTCTAGTCCAAAAACAGCTGGATCTGCTTCTATTCAAATATTTGAATATTATGGTGCTTCAGCAGATTTCAATAATTTATATATTTTTAATAAAGCATTATCTTCAACTGAAGTAGCTGAATTTTTTAGAATTATTAGAATACAACTTGGTATATAAATACTAAATAAAAGGCTTGTAAGAAATGGCGAATTCTGATAAGGATATCCTTATAACGCCGAATAAAGGCACAACATCATTACCAGAAGTTAGTTTTATTGGTCAATTAAATTCACCAATTAAACTTCGTGTACTCGATGATAACACATTATCTTTTGAAGGTTCTGCTGGTCAGTTATTTTCAATTAACAACAACTTAACCACAGGAACAATTTTTGCTGCATCTGATGTTTCTGGTGTTCCTTCTATTTCGGTTGAGGCAACTGGTCAAGTTCGCCTTGCTTATTACAATGGTTACACTCAAATTGGCGGAGCATTTTCAACTAATTTAGGAACTCATAAACTTGATGTAGTTGGTAGTATTAGAAGTTCTACAAAATTAGTTACTCAAAATGGAATAGCAGCTGATTGGGATGCAACTGAAATTTATTCTGATGGCGTATCATCTAATATTAATGCAAGAGGTGCAGAATTTGGATGGACGCTTCAATTTGATGGCACTGAAAGAATTAGAGTAGAAACTTCAGGTAAATCAAAGTTTGGTTCTATTAATAGAAATATAACTACAGATTCTAAAATGACCAGTTTAATGGTCAGGGGTGGTAGTTACTCTGGAACAACTGGAACATCAACTGCTGCTATCAAAATTTTTCCAGCAGATGGCGGACCACTTAGCACTGGAAGAATAGGTAATTTTAATGGTGGTATTGCTTGGCAACACTTAGATCCAAATTACAGTGGATGGGGAGAAGCATACTATGGATCACAAACTTGGGTGGGTCAAAGAACCTACGATGTTCCTGGCCAAGAAAGAGATTACTTTGTAGTTGCAACTAATAGCGGAACTGCAGCTGGATCAGAACCAGATGCAGTTAGATTATCTATTAGTCCATTTGGTAATGTTTATGTTGGAGATAATTATTATGGAACATCATATAGATTAAGTGTTAGTGGAGATATTAATTTTACTGGTAATTTATATCAAAATGGTTCTATCTTTAAAACTCTCCCAAACCAAACTGTAGATACAGATGGTGCTGTTTTAAGAACTCGTTGGAATGGATCGCAGTATGAGGCATATTGGACACATGATTTAGATTCAAACTATAGATTAGAAAATCCATCACAATGGTCATTCCGTTATATTATTAATAGAGGATATACCGTTGCTGGATATCAAAATGCAAACCCATGGAGAAACGGCAACAGAACTTCCCATCCATCTGATGTTACCATTTCGCTAGGAGATGTTATTGATTATTCAGCTGCTTATATTGGTGGTTCACACAATGGTGTAAATTTATTTGTTTACAACTGTGCTAATTCTTGGTTGCCTGCAGCATCTACAACATGTTCTATGAGCATGATTACAGAAACTAATAGAGGTCTTAATACATCTTGGAATGACACAAGAGCACGTTCATATTCTGGTGCTTGGATAGATTTTCTTGGTAATCAATGGTATACAAATGGAGGAAGAAACAGGGCATACATTTCTTCTGGAAATGGCAATACTTCTAGACATGATTTAAATACAGA